CCAAGGAGTCGTAAGTCATTACCGATGCGGTTGTCATTTGTTCTCCTATCCGACATTGCGTTCAAAGTGCGGGCAATCTACCAGCGATTTGAAGTTGCCTCCCCAGCGGTTTTTTGGGTTCAAGGTCTCCCAATATGCACCTAGCGGAGCAAGGGTTTCCTTGTTCCAGATTATCTGCCCATCCTTGAAAAAGTTCAAGTCGATGGCGCACCTCTTGAGGTGAATGGAATTCATGGTTTTAGAGCGGCCAGCCTTGACATGAAGGGCTTGCTGTTCAGGTGTGCGGGCCAACTCACCGCCAGTGACCATAAAACCCTGCTCTGTGGCGTATTTGATGAGGGCGCAGGCATCTAGCAGGAATGCGGCTTGTTCTTGACTTAGGCTCATTCTTTGTCCTTTTTTCGCATCTCCATAACCTTCTCGACGGTGCGACCACCAAAGTAAGCGGTCATTACCAACATACCCCACTGACCTAGCAGATTGACATAGGACTCACTTATCTTGTATCCATAACCGTCAAGCAGGGCAAATATCAAATAGGCAGTCAGGAGGTACACCAGAGTGCCGGGGCGCACATTCTTCGACAACCACGAGTCGGAGGACATATCAGCCTGCCAACGCTTAGACACATTGTCTTCTTGGTTTGCTTGCGCTTTGAGCAACGCCGTCAACTCTTCTTGTTCAATACGAGCCTTTTCGATGCCCAACTCAAGCAGGCGCTCTTCATGGTCATATTGCAGTTGGCGCAACTTAGCAACTTCAGCGTCAGAAGGATTGTCTGAAATCTTTACGCCAAGGGCGTCTTCAACGACTTGTTTGCCCTTTGCTTGGATTGCAGAAGACAAAAGGCCCAGACCATTCTGAGCCAATGTACCAAGGAGGGATGCAACGATTGGAATCATTTTTTCACCATCTTTTCTCGTTCTTCAAGCAACCTGACTTTGACTTGCAACTCGTTGATGTGGTTCATCAACTGCTCTTTCATAATCGCTCTTCTATCCGCAGAGATTGGGCTGTCTGTTGGAATACCCTCTTTGGTAATCAAAGCAGGCATAGCGCCCTCAATACGAGTCAACCGTGTGGAGAAATCATTCACCTGACCCAAGAGCCAAGCAAGGGACGCCACGATGATGGGTATGACCGCCTTGAGAACATCTGCCCAATTCATATGCCAAGCACCTTTTTAACAAAGTCTGCGGCTACGCCGGGGCCAAGCAACACGACCAGAATTACTACGTACAAGAGGTACTCAATCCTATTCATGCGCTTGGAACCCTCGTCGAAGCGGGCTTGAATGCCCTCGTACCGTTGAGCGCAGATTGCTTCGTGAACACTCAGACGCTTGTCGGTCTCGGTGGCTAATTCGTGAACCGCTTCCATGCTTCCCCCTTAATTTACGGGTTCAGCAATCACTTTCTCAACGGGTTGTTGAGCCTGTGCTTGTGCTTCTTTTTGGATGCCATCAATCAATTGGGCGACTTGAGCATAGGGCTGATTGCCCAAATACTGAAGAATGCCATTGACCAGTTGTGTTGAAAGAGTCAGTTTTTCCATTGCCATTTTCCTTAAAAAATTCCGCTGTTATGGGTCAGCGGTTCACCCTTCATCTATTATGCCCAAGGCAGTGGGGGTGTTACTACTGGTGGGTTAATCTGGTTTTGAATTTGTTGTGCAACAGCCGCCTCAGTTGCCGTCTGGTCAACACCGTTAGCCCAAATCCAACCAAGCACTTGAGCCTGAGTCAATTGAGCGTAAGGGGTGAAAGTTCCAGATTGCAATGGAACGGCGCAGGTAGAGTAAACAGAACCGCTGTAAGTTCCATCGGTTTCAGAGCAAGTCCAGTGAACTGTAAAAACAACGTCGGTGTTGCCGCCCTCTTGTGGGTAGCAGTCCATCGCTGTAACTGTCCAAGTAATAGTAGGCATAATTTTCCTAGATTAAAGGTTGAATTGCTTTTAATTCGTCTGTTGTAACTGCGTTAGCAAGTGCTGGAGCCAAGGTTGCAGGCAAGTCACGCAGTTCTTGTTTTCTTGCCCTAATTCGCGTTAAGGCTTCTGTATCGCCCATGTCTTGTGCTTTGATGGCTTCAATATCAAGTTTAGACAGTTCAGCGTTGCGTTTAATACGAATGCGCTCCAAGTGAATATTCCGCGCTTTAGTCATATCAATAGAAATTTTGGTGGCAATATCTGCCCAAGCGTCCCGAAAAGTACGATCAGTGGGAATTTCGCTTTCAACTACAAAACGTGGATTGATTGCATCAACAGGAAGTTTACTCCAAGCCCTTTGCTCGGCTTGCTCTTCTGTAAAGCCTTCTGCCTCACCAAATGTATTGATGACTGGACGCATAACCATCAACACACCGTCTGGTCGTGTATAAACAATTGCTTTCATTATTGATCTCCAAAACCTGAAACAAGATAGGAAGAGCCGGGGTCTACATAAGAGCCAGCAAAAGTCATCACGTAAGCCCTGCACGAACCGACTGCATAATTCCCAGACCCCTGCTCAAACCAGTAGGCGTGCGCGGAGCCACCCACAATACTCATGTTCAAGGAATAATTTACGCTACTAAATGCTGTGGTATACGTGACTAGAAGTTTCCCAACTCCTTCGTCTGTAATCGACGCTACATTGTAAGAGCCACCTATAGTTCCAGATGTGTTAGCGATTATCCATACTTTTGCAACACCCGGATGGTATTTTGTATTTGCGGGAGTAGCCGCAACAGTGTTGCTTGTTGCCGCTTCCATTTCGGCTTGTGTTGCCGCCGCAAGACCTGCCGCAACTGTTGACCATGTTGGAGCCGCACCTGAACCGCCAGATGTAAATACTTGACCTGCTGTACCGAAGTTACTGCCCCCGATACCAAATTGACCTGATGCACCCATTCGGAAGCGTTCGGTATTTTGGTTCAAGAATTTAATATCGTGATTACCACCGAGCGTGTTTATTCTTGCCGAGCCGTCAGCATTTTCCCATCCGACAGCCAAGCCGTTACTTGCCCCTGCTTGTATGATATTGACAAATGGCGAAGAACCGCTTACTTGCAAACGACTGGTAGGTGAACTTGTACCAATACCCAAATTGCCAGACGCATCTAGGCGCATTTTTTCCGAACTTGCTGTATTAAATTGAATTATGTTGGGCGTTGCGTTTGATGAGCCATATACTTGAATAAACGAAGCATTAGTTCCGTCACCATTTAAACGTATCCAACCAGCGGCGTTACCATTTAAATACAAACCATTTGTTGCTGAATAATTTGAAAGCGTTCCATCAACAGTATATAAAGTTGTGTTGTAGACTTGCGTTATTCCATTAACAGTTAGTCCATTACCGTAAGTAAAATTAGCCCCAGTAGCCAATGCACTTGTACTAGATGCGTACACCACACCGCCAGATGTGAACGAAGTCAGACCTGTACCGCCGTTGGTTGTTGCCAATGTGCCAGCCAATGTGACTGCGCCCGATGTGGCAGTTGAAGGTGTGAAGCCTGTTGTGCCAGCGGTAAAAGATGTAACGCCACTTGCCGCTGGTGCTGTGGATGTCCATGTCGTACCGTTAGAAGTCAGAATATTTCCAGCAGTACCGGGGGCAACAAACAAAGGTGTTGATGTACCGTTGCCTAATATGACATTGTTTGCTGTAAGGGTTGTTAGACCTGTACCGCCTGATGCAACGCCTAAAGTACCAGCAAGCGTCACTACACCTGTTGTAGCAGTGCTTGGTGTCAGACCACTCAAAGATGTCTGGAACGAAAGGACTGGGGCAGAGGTGGCATTAGATGCCAACAACCGAACTGTTCCGCCGTTGTCTTTGTAGTACAACTTACCGTCAGTGATGTTGATAGCCAACTCACCGTTTGCAAGGTTGGTGTTAACAGGTACAGCCGCCGCAGTGGTGCTGAAATAAAGTTGAATGGGTGTATAGCCTGCTTGTGCCATTATCGTTTCCTTAGAAGGTTCCGCCAGAGATGCCGCCAGTAATAGCGCCAGTCGAGGGATTGCAAGTTATTGATGAGTTTACCAATTGACCAAGATTACCGCTAGTTGCACTCACAAAAGTAAGGTAGTTTGTCGCGTTGGTCGAATTTGCTGTGATAGCAGTATTTGTGGCGTTTGTTGCCGTTCCAGCCGTTGCCGCATTTAAATTGGCAACCTGAGTTGTGCTTGCTACAGTAAATGGCGCAGTTCCTGTTGCAACGGTTGAAGTGATAACACCAGACGCTGAAATTGTAGTGAATGCGCCTGTGGTCGCTGTAGTCGCGCCTACCGTGCCATTGATGTTGATAGAGGCCGTTCCAGTGAGATTTGTGACCGTGCCACTGCTTGGTGTACCTAGCGCACCATTGAACGTCACAAAAGCACCAGCAGAGCCTACGTTGATTGCCAAGGCAGTTGCGACACCTGTACCCAGTCCAGTAATGGAGCCGACCGCTGGGGTCACTGTGGTGTTGCCTGCAAGGGTCAACTGACCCTGTGCATTGACCGTGAACGTCCCGACTTGGGTAGCAGAGCCATATGCGCCAGCGGAAACCGCTGTGTTGGTGATGCTGAACTGCGTGCCAGTCAGGGTCAAGCCAGTGCCTGCTGTATAAGCACCAGCACCAGAGAACTGTACCCATGTCACAGGGCTTGTACCAACAACCGTTACTGGGTCGGTCTGAACCCATCCCGTGTTGGCGTACAAAGTGCCATATATGATGAACGTGAAGTCACCACTTGCCATCTCAACGGCAGTGTCAAAGTCAGTCGCACGAGTTAGAACCGTACCGCCTGTCGCCCATGTGTAAATACCGTTGTTGGCTTGTGTCGCTTCGTTTTTGACTAAAACACGGTCACCATTAAGAAGCGTGTAGCCATCCAAAACAGTCAAAGCAACAGACAGCGTCAAGGTAGCGCCAACGCCAGCCGTGCCGTTGTTGTAGGTAACCGTTCCGCCAGTAATTGAAGCAAGGGTTCCAGTCGTAGCCGCCGCGCAAGCCGCATGGACATGAAGTCCTTCAGCCACCGCATCCACATACTGCTTGGTAGCCAACTGCAATGCAGACGTTGGGTCTTGCGTCACAGCAACAGAAGTTAAACCACCCAAAGTAAGACTTGATGCACCCAAAGCAATTGGCGTAGTACCAATAGTTACAGAAGAATTAGTCAGACTTGCATTGGCAATGTTTGTCAGCGTATTGGTCGAGCCGCTGATTGTTTTATTTGTCAGCGTCTGCGTACCAGTCAACGTGGCAACAGTGGAATCAATAGCAATCGTCACGGCGGTTGAGCCGTTGTACGAAGTTCCAGTCAGACCTGTTCCGATAGTCAATGCATTGGTTGCCGTTGCGGTAATTGTTCCAGACGCCCCCAAAGCCACCGTAACACCGTTGTAGGTCACAGAACTGTTAGTCAGGCTTGCGTTGGCAATGTTGGTCAGCGTGTTGTTTGCACCGCTGATGGTCTTATTGGTCAACGTTTGAGTGCCAGTCAAAGTGGCAACAACAGTAGTGTCAATGTCAATAGTGCCAGTTGAGGTGATGGGGCCACCTAGCAAACCAGTGCCAGTGCTAATAGAGGTAACGCCAGAACCAGCGGCAAGGGTCTGCCAAGAGCCGTTGATAAAACCCTCAAACAATCCTAAATCAGTGTTGTAACGGAACATACCATTTACGCCAGATGGGCGTGCGGCTGTTCCGCCAATTGGCATGGTGATGCTGGCCGTCCCGGGAATGATCGGGTTGGACGCAATACTGATGATTGGCGTTGTTGTGCCATTCAAAACAGCAATCTGATTGGTCGTGCCATTGACATTGGTAACCGTACCGTCGCCAGAGCCAATGTTCACCCAAGAGCCACTGATGTAGCCTTCAAAACGATTTGTAGTGGTGTTAAAGCGGAACTGACCGCTAACACCAACAGGCTGTTGACCAGTGGTGCCTTTAGGAATGACCACGCCACCCGTGCCGGGGAGCGTCGCGTTGTCCACAATCGAAATTGTTGGAGCGCCACCAATGCCGTCACCATTTGCAACGCCAACTTGATTGGCCGTGCCCGTGATGGATGTGGCATTCAAGACACCACCCGTGGTAATGGTCATCAGGCCGTTGGCGCTCAAGTTTGCCAAAGACAGAACCTGACCCGCCAAACCGATGGTCGGATTGCCTGCGATGCCGTCCCCGTTGGAGATAGACAAGCCAACGCCTGTAACCGCGATAGAA